GCTTTGTTTGGGTTGTTATCGGGAAAAGATATAGTAATCGTATCATTATATTTGTCTTCACTAATCACGCCACCGTCTTCGTGGTGTTGTGCTATTCCAGATAATATTTCTATAAAAGCGTTGATTATTATTGTTTTCATCACACATTATTTCTTGTTATTTTTGAAATACATAACGGATAAAACCAAATTATTTATTAAACGGAGCATTTTTGGATCAGATATATTGTTTCTAAAGCATCTACATCCACCGTTAGTTCTCATACCGTATACTCCATATTTATTTTTCCTTTTGAACGGACAACTATTATCTTCACAATCAAGCACATCATATAATAGGTTGAATTTTTCTAAAATATTGTCTATTTGTAATTTGGTTTCTTTGGTGTATTTCATTTTATTTCCATATTATATACCATAAATTATTGTATATCTTCCATTCCCTATTGTTTTCTGGATAACTAATAATTAATTGATCTCTTCCGACTCTTATATTGGCGCCATGTTTTAATACATTAATATAAATTTGTTTAATCACATTCCAATTTAAACGCTCCATCAATATTCTCCCACAATATAACAGGATCCCAAGTCCCAACATTATGATCTGGATGCCATATAACCCATTTGTCATTTTCTATTTTTACGTGATATCCGCCTATTAGAATACTATGATACATTTGTTTAACCGTATACCAATTAAGACGCTTCATTTTATATGCCACTCGCTTTTATACATTACCCATTTAATACTGCTATTCGCGCGTTGCAAAATCCATTGTTCATCCTCAATTTTTATATTAAAATTATACTTCAATACATCGATATAGATATGCTTAATCGTTTTCCAATTTAGGCGTTTTATCATAATTTTTCCTATAGGTATTTTTTTATATTTCTTTACTACAAAATATATGCCACAAATAATATGACTCACCGGTTTTTTCTTTTAATTCCCGTGCTTCTCGTATGGCCTCGTATCTATTATCAAAACTATAACAAAAAACATATTGGCTATTTTTATTTACTATCTCAAACCATCCTTTTTGTTTTCGTCTTTCTTGAGTCATGATTTGTTCCTATATTTCATAATCCTTAATTCTTTTTTTAATTTCCGGTGCGTATCCTGATCCTTTATGTTCTGACTTTAATAACCCGCGCTTGAGTTGCTCTTGGACAACTCGATATAAGGCGTCCGATACTAATCTGACAGATCTACGCAACTGTGCTAATTCTTTGTCGTTAAGATTTTGTGGTGAGTCATATAATTTTACCAGCATCTCTCCGAATTCTTTTGATGTCATTTAAACCTCACTTAAACTTTATGATTTTTAATTCTGCCGCCGTTAATTTCGCTGTAATAGATTTCTTTAAAACCGCTTTTTTGATTTTTAATTTTTTGGCTACAGTGGCCCTTTTTATTTTGTTCGCCTTAATTTTTTTATTATAGTCCGCGATAGTCTTTTTATACTCGGATTCAAAATCTTCCCATAACCATCGAGTAGGAATAACGTCTAAATAAGGCCTGGGTAGTTCGGCACTATGACCTCCGATAATAATTTCTTCTTCGTATTCTATTGGGTCAAAATACCCTCCGCTTTCTTCGGAGTCATAATTACAGTTTCCGTAATCAAACCAATCCGAATGAGGATTTAAACTTATCATTATTTCTGAAAATCTTCTATTAATTTTGCCCGAAACTCTATCGTATTTTTGTTTAGTAATGGTGTCAGAAATCAAACTTTCTACTTCTTTTCGTGTTAATTTCATTTTATCGCCACCCATGTATCTTTATATATCGTCCAAACACGAATAATATCCCGATGCCACACACATCTTCTGCGTATCCATAAAAACAATTTTTCACTCGTATACCATGTGTCACTATGTGTTATCCAATGAGTATTACGATTTGGATGATTCATAATTAATTCTTCTTTTTCAATTCTTATATTGTGTCCATATTTCAACACACTAATATAAATTTGTTTAATAATTTTCCAATTAAGACGTTTCAAGTTGTCACTCTTCCATTTTATTAGCGGCCTGTGCAAAAAACAAACTTAATTTTTTTATCATTTCCGGGCCAACTTTTGCGTGCATTGTTATTACATTTTCTGCGTATCCATAAAAAGAATTTTCCACCTTTAATTCATGCCATTCGCCTTTTTCGTTTGGATCTGTGTTTTTCAGACCATATAGTGAAAGTATATCCGCCATTATCTACATGTTTGTAATGTTCAATTAATTTCTCTCTTATATGTTTTGACATTGCTTGCTCCATTGTTATTCTGTTTTTCAGTATTTGTCATTATCTTTATCTAAATATAAATCTTTGCCGTATTTTTGCCCTTTATAATATTCTTCTTCCCAACGTTTACTTCCATTTTCGTGCCATCTTATATATTTTCCATGTAGTTTTCCTTGACAATATTCTATTTCCCAATGTTTATTTTCATTTTCATACCAACCTAAATATTTTCCGTGTTGCTTTCCTTGATAATACTCTATTTCCCAGTTTTTATTTCCGCTTTCATGCCAACTTAAATCTTTTCCGTGTTGCTTTCCTTGATAATATTCCATTTCTCTACGTTTATTTCCATTTTCCCAGTAGCATTTAACTACCGCTTTGTTTGGATTGTTGTCTGGGAAAGATATAGTAATTATATTATCGTATTCGTCTTTATTAATTACTCCACCATCTTCGTGATATTCTGCTATTCCAGATAATATTTCTATAAAGGCATTACGTATTATGTCTTTCATTCTATTATCACTACTTTTTGGCCACATTGCAACATGTAAGTTTCATATACATCTTCAATTATTTCTTCTTCCCACCCGCAACAATTAGCACAATATCCTTGACACGCTACTTCAAGATTTTCGTCCAAATTTTGTAATTTTTTGATTAATTCTTTTACGGTCATTGCTTCTCTCCAAAAGTAATTGATTCGTATATTTTAGTAAGTCGGACAAATTATAACCGGAGTCCACATATTGTCTTGTGCTTCCCATAACATATTAGATGCAACCCCACATAACATCAACTTGTCATCTTGAATTTTAACAGTAAAGTTATGTTTGAGCACAAGTCTATAAATTTCTTTAATTGTTTTCATATTAAGACATTGCATGTATATTCCTTTTGATAAACTAATAATCTGGAACAATTGACCAACCACCATCTGTTAATTCAAATACATCTTGGTCTTTCCACACGATCCAGATATCATTTTGAATTTTAATACTCCAGTCAAGATGCAAAACCACATAATAGATTTGCCGAATTATTGTGGGATTAAGAATTTTCATAAAATTTTCCTATCCATAATAAATTATACCATATTTTATAAACTCATTCGCATTTATTGGCTTCCACCCATGTTTTGTTATTACCCAGGCTTCTGTATAATTTTTATTTAGCATAATCCATTTATTATTTTTAATTTGAATATAGTACCCTTTGTTTAATATGGCGTAATATATATGCTTAATCCGAGTTTTATTAAGTGGCTGCATTGAAATTTACCTGTGCTGGTGAATATCCATAACAAACCCAATTATTGCGCTCTAAAACCCAAAAAAAAGAATCGCTCATTAAAATCAATTTATCATCTTTAATTTTAATTTTAAGATCTCCCTTAACCACACACCTATATATGTCTTTAATTTTTTCTGTATCGATGGCTTCCATATTTTACACCCAATCTATCACTCATTGAACAAATAATACCATAAAATATTTGCAATGTTTGGCTTTTTCGTTAGGAGTCGCTCAACTATATAATTATGATCTGTGTCATTGCATAAATTTTCTACTTCTATCTTGGCATCGATAGTTAATTGATCTTCTAGCTCAAACAATGCTGCGTTCTTTTTTATATGTGCTTTAATCTTTGCCCGTTCCCATCTTGAAAAATCTTCTTTCATTTGACTAATTTTCCGTAATAATATTCTCTTTCCAAACATTTATCACCATTTTCCAACCAACCTAAATTTTTTCCATGTAGCTTTCCCTGACAATACTCTCTTTCCCAATATTTACTTCCATTTTTATACCAACCTACATGTTTTCCGTGTAATTTTCCTTGATAACATTCTTCTTCCCAACGTTTACTTCCATTTTCATACCAACCTAAATATTTTCCGTGTAATTTTCCTTGATAATATTCTATTTCCCAGTTTTTATTTCCGCTTTCCCAGTAGCATTTCACCACCGCTTTGTTTGGATTATTGTTAGGAAAAGATATAGTAATCGGGTCATTATATTCGTCTTTACTAATCACACCACCGTCTTCGTGATATTGTGCTATTCCAGATAATATTTCTATAAAAGCGTTTTTAATTATATTTTTCATTTTACAATCCTATGCCAAAAAATGTCTAAACATAATCATAATATTTTCTATATTCCAGCCAACTTCTCAATCAATACTTGTTCATAAAACTCAGTTAATGATGTGTTAATGTAATTTCCGTCTTCCCAAAACCATAATTTTTGATCATTATGCAAATATCTTAATTCAACTTTTTGTCTTTTAAGTGGGTATATGTATTTAGAGTATTTGTCTCCTTCTATTTTTTTACAAATTACATATCCGTCGGGCGAGATCTTAAATATACTAAATAATTTATTTATATTTGCCAGTTTGTTCGTCATTTTAATTAATTTTTAAATCGTCTGGCGGCACATTACCATTTTCACAATCATCACACTCTTCATAACTGCACTGTTGGCATGTAAACGCCTCTTGTATTTGTTCGATATTTTGGTTTAAATGTTTCATTGTGGCCGATATATCTACCAAAATGTCAAGCATCTTATCTTCGTGAGATGATCCAACACGCTTCGCCTCGTCTTCTGGAATATATCGCAAATATCCAAAGTTTCCGCCACAAATTAAAATAATCTTATCCGCATCCTCGTCATATATTTCATCAATATAATATAACATCTCGTCTCCGCATTTTAATCTCGTTCCTTTTGTATATTTCATTATTCTTCCTTGTATGATAAATTAGTCATAATACGCTTAATGTGATTTGTAAACTCATCATGTGTAAGAGATTGTTTCATTATATTACAAGTATAACAACATGGGTTTATATTACCTTTAATATATCCTTTATTAGGGTCAATCCTATCTATACCACAAAATGGCCTATCATTATAAATATTAGTATAGCCATTGCAATAAATACATAACTGATCGGTAATTTCTTGAAACTCTTCGGTAGTAATATAAAAAACTCTTCCTTTTCTTTTTGCCGCAGATTTATAATTGGAATATCGTGCATTTAATTTATGTTTTCTGGTTGCTGCACGAACTCTATAACACAAATAACATGCAGACCGAGGCGCATTATTTCTACATTTTCGTTTGGAAAATTGATCAAGAGGCTTTATTTTTCCACATTCTGTACACTTTTTTTTCATTTGCCCTCCAATATTAGTAATTAAAATTATTCTCCGCATCTTTTAATAATGGTGCATTTAAATCTTTTAAAGAAACACTGGCATCTTTATTAAATATTATACCAAGTGCCGGATCATTCCATCGCACATTTCTGTCATGATCTGATGAATAATAATTAGTTACTTTGTAAACTACATGTGCATCTTTTAATCCGCGTGTATAAAATCCGTGCAAAAATCCTGGCGGAATATAAACCATTTTATTAAAACGATCCGTTAAATCTATTTTTATCGTTTTGCCGTATGTTGGAGAGCCTTTGCGAATATCAACAACATAATCCCATATAGATCCGTTTACACACCGCACAAGCTTTCCTTGTGCGTGTGGGGCCAATTGATAATGCAATCCACGAAAACATCCGGGAGACGAAAATGAATGATTATCTTGAACAAAAGAAGGTATTCCATATTGTTCAAATTCGTCATTTCTAAAAGTCTCGGAGAAAAATCCACGATCATCTTCAAATCGCTGGCCCTCTATAATTATTACTTCCGGCAAAATATAATGAGGTGCAAACTTAAAACTCATAATTTTAGCTCACTACACATTTTTTTATAATTTCCAAATTTTTCTTTCATTATTTTTGTAACATCATCACGAGTAGTTTTTATTTCTGAAAGCAAATATTGTAAAATCTGTTTATCGGTAACAGATTCCAAAGTACAACATGGGCACCTATCTATCGGCATATTATATCTTTCTTCTGATTTTATTTCGTCATCATACATAATATTAAGTTCTTCTTCTGATTCCACTTCATTAATATTTTTTGTTAACCATGTTGAATCAATACGGGCCAAACAAAATTCTCGTTTTGCATTAAGCCCTTCAAGATCGTAATAATTTATCGGAGACCCAACCAAATGATCATCACACACGGTATGTCCATCCACACATTCAAACATTTCGGCATCATCAAGGCCTATATCCATACCAGACACATTTGTATGACAAACATCACACACAAATGAACTGGAGCTACTATTACTCACAAAACCATTCCGTATCTTCATAATTATTCATCCTTTTTATTTTTTAATAGCGATAATTTTTCTTGTAATTGTGCCAGTTCCTCTTTATACTTTTTTAATTTTTTTTCTGTACGAGTAATAGCGCTTTTTACATTTGATTTTTCTTTATTTCTTACATATTGGTATCTATCATGACTGGTTAAAAATAATCGGGGCTGATCAAAATAATAAGTATTGTTGTTAATACGTATCACGTATCTGATTGTACTTATTGTTTTTTCTTTCCTGCCAGAAGTTTTTGTAATGGATTGACTTATTTCTATTTTTTTAACTTTTCCCACATGTTCTTGTTTATAACCGCCAAGAACATAAACAGTTTGTCCAATTTTAAATTTAGGCTTTCTCATCATTATATTCCCGATAGTTTTTCAATTAATTCTTCTTTTTTTATTGCATCTAATTTCTTTTTATCTTTTATAATAGACTTTTTATTTTTATTGATATTGGTTTTTATCTGCTTAATCTTCTTTAAAATTTTTCCTTTTTCTGTCGGAATCATGTCTTTTTTCATAGCATCTTTCGAGCTAAAGATTTGATGCTCTTTAAATCGGCAACTTACTCTATTGCAATAATAGCCATGTGTGTAATTATTAACAGCCATTGCGAGATAATAAATAGAATTAATTATTCCATTTTTTGTTACAGATGTTTCTACTACTATTTTTTTAATTGTGGTATGTCTAATTGTATTATTACGCTTATAATATACTTTCTCCCCAACACTAAATTTAGATTCGATTTTCTTAGATTCGATAATCATGTCTGCTCACTCTCTAACAAATATTCTAATATTTCTTGCTTAACTTCGTTACTGGCTTTCACCCATGCTTTATATTCATTAATCCATTGCACTTTGGATTTCACCATAGTTTTGTGTGGATTGTTTTCAAATTTATTGGACATATATCGTTCAAATCCATCAATTCTTTCGTTCATTGCTTTTCGTAGCTTTTCAATAAACATTTCGAATCCGGCACCAGAATATTTCATTTTATTCCTCGCCAGTTACAAATCTAACAAATCTTCTTATCAATATCTTTTCTCCGATTTTACTTGCCAAATCACCTAATAAATCAGTAATAGTAAGATTCGAATCTTTAACAAACAATTGGTTCATTAGGCAAGTCTCTTTGTAAAATTTATTCATCTTGCCTTCTACGATTTTTTCCATAACGTGCGATGGCCTTTGCGGAATAGATGCTAAAATGATTTCTGTTTCTCGATCTATTACGTCAGTTGGAACATCTTCTTTAGAAACCCATTGTGGATTTGTCGCGGCGATATGCATTGAAACATCTTTAACGAATTTCTGAAAGTCTTCTCCTCTGGCAACAAAATCGGTTTCACAATTAACATCAACCAGGACACCTATTTTTGATCCAGCATGAATATAATGCCCAATCATTCCTTCTGTTGCGAACTTTGAGCCACGATTTTTAATATTAGCCAATCCCTTTTTACGCAAAAAGACTATTGCTTCCTTAACATTGCCTTTGCATTTAGATAACGCTTCTTTGCAATCCATCATGCCAGCGCCAGTTTGTTTCCGAAGTTCCTTAATTTCTTTTACGCTAACATTCATTTCAGCTTCTCCTTTAGTTTTTCTTCTATTTCATTCCAAGAAATTGTTTTTTCTTCCCCACTGTCTATTTTTTTCAATGTATCTTCCATTTTTTTTAATTTTATATCGCGTTCTTTTGGCCCTCCGTGAAAAGAAAATTCCCAAAATAATCCGCGCAAAATATCAAATAAGGTAAAATCTTTGTTAGACGTAATAAGCGCACGACAATTTGATTTTTCTCGCTCGTCATATATCGAAAGAGCGTGATCCAATGTTATAATACAATCAGACATTTTATGGAGTGGCGAAAAATCTAACGCGTAAGTTTCGGACTTTTCTTTGTCTGACTTGCCATATACATTGGTGTATAAATGAAACAGTGACGAATCATTGTTGTCGAAATCATCTTGAATAACCGCACACCAACTAATGATTATATTATTTATAGAAAAATCATCATTCTGTTGTACACTAAGTCCTTCATCGATCATATCTTTTAACCACAATCCTTGTGTCAAAAGCGGTGACAATAAAGAATATTTATCTATATTTTTAATCAATAACAAAATATCCTTAAAAACTACGTTATCGTCTAATATACATTCGTTATAAAGATGATACAATGCCCAATTTGTAACATCTGTGTCTTTGATCATTTTTCCATTCTTTGTTTCTTTATTATAGATCCACTCATCAACAAGTAGTCTTCCGTTTTTGGATATTCGCATATTGCTAAATCTCGACATTACAATTACCTCATATAAATAAAGCCGGAGGTATTATAAAAATACTCCCGGCTTATAAAAATCATTTGGCGCAAATAACAAAATATTCTCACGCCTTGATTAAATTATTTAATACGCTAAATTTATTCTGGCCCAGTTGGTGGTGGTTGCTGCTTAAATTTTTCTACAATCTTTTTGCCCATATTATATGTTGCCAATAATAATAATATGGTTAAATGGTGATCAGCAATATCTTGTACTCCCAAATCTTTAACCCAAATAAATACGGCGGGACAAAACGTAATCCACCATGATACGCGTCCTACTGAAATTGTCCACTTTTTATCTTTCTTTTCCATAAAAAGTGCACCAATATATCTTATAAATTTGTCCATATTTATAGCCCTAAATCCCTTATGATATTTTTTTACTTTAATGCAAATAATGAGTCTACATATCCTTGATTCTGGCCTTGTAAATGAACCAATTGTTGAACAAATTGGTTTCCTTTTTCCTGAAGTTCACGAATTTCACTATTAAGATCCTCTACTTGCTTTGTCATTTCTGAATAGGCCTTTTGTGTTATTTGAATCTTTCCAAGCAATACTCTCTCAACATCTTGTAATGAAGGGTCTTCTGGATTGGCATTAAATTTTCTTAATATTTCTTGTAAATATATTTGATCCGAAGAGAGCGGTTGTGTCTGCTCCTGTTTAGCTTCTTGTTCTGTCATGACTTTCCTCCTAAATTGTTACTTCATAATATATTATCACGATTTAGTACAATATGTCAAGTGTTATTTTATCTTAAATGGAATTAATTCTCTTTCTGGGCCAATTGTGGTGGTTTTCCACGCATAACCTATAATATTAGAAAAATCTGTCTCTGTATTATCAACTTTGGCAGTTCCAGGTGCATTACTTGAAACTAATTTATCTCCAACGGACACAGATGTAGATGGTTCTATGTATACATATCCCTTTCCAATGTTATATGTTTGAACCTCTTCATCTAAATATCCATCTGAACTTGCAACAAATGCACAATTTTGATTTGATGACGATGTTATAATATATTTTTCATCATCTGCAAGTGTCACAACATCTCCTAATACCAAGTCATATCCATCTACATATCCATCACAAAACACAGTATTATGGATTTTTTGAGCTTCATTAATAAGTACAGATATAAATCTGGAATAATTAATCCCCGCTGGTTCGTATCCATCTATTACTCTATTATATGCTGTATATAAATACCCGTCCTCTCCAATTTCTTCTGTTATGGTAATAGTTTCATTGGGTTCTGGCACATGATAAGCATCAACTTGGTCTCTGTACACATCATAATGAACAAACTCTGGTATTATTGACTCTATTTCTTCTGCTATTAGTCCATACCATTTGGCTCCAGGATTGTCAATATATTCAAAATTAACTGGTCTTAAATCATACAACCAACTTGTGTCTTCCATATTTGTTACATTTTGCTTTACTGTAATAGAAGAAGAATTTAATCCAAGTTGGCCATCGCTTGTGTTAATATACAGGTCTGAAGTGGTTGATGTTCCTGCATTTGTTGCACCAGGAATATACACTTCTCCGTTGGTGTCAATAGACATTTGGGAAGAGCCGTTGGTATAAAATCGCATTTTATTCAACGGATGCGAATAACGAATTTGCCCAATTGCCGCATTTCCTGTGTCTCCAAATAAAATACCTGTATCGGCGGACGCTGGTGTTAAAAATTGTAAGTAGCCGTTTCCATTACTCTCTAAAGTAAGTGTGCTCCCTGCTATGGGCGCAATAGCCCCCGCAGTTGCAATTTGAACATGGAGCATTGTATCCGGCGCTGAATTATTAATGCCGACTTTGCCATCTGACTTCATATAAAGGGGTGTAGTATTGTTAACAAAAAATTGCATTTCATCGTCGGCATGACTATATCTAATTCCGCCACGATAATTATCATCTGTATCACCAAAACCTACATACTGAGCGCCATTTGTGGGGCCCAATATACTAATTCCCATTGCGGTGCTGGTACTATCCAAAACAAGCGTGTTCATGGATGTATGTGCCGTTTGTCCTGATGCGGTACCTTCAACTATGTGTAAGTTTCCGTCTGGAGAAGCTTCACCGATACCAACTTGGCCATTAGAGTCAATACGCATCTTTTCAGTACCGCCAGTTGAAAACCCTATTGTATCTCCAGCAGCTTGAAAGATTCCTGTGTTAGAATCTCCAGAGAAGGAATACGCGGGAGCGGTATGATCTGAAGATGAGTCATCTGCCACAATCTTATGTGTACCGATACAAATGAAATCACCACTACCGTTGATGATCCATCTAGTGCTGTTGGTGGTGGAAAACTCAATGTTGGCTGCTTCATTGGTGATTATCTGAAAATCTCCAGTGCCCCTGTGAACCAATTGACTCGTTGTATTTTCGCCGGTATTACCCCTGATGATCCGCAGACCAAAACCGTCGTAGGTGTCGTCGCCAACCATGTCTATGTAGGCGTATCTATCTCCCGTACCACCAGAGCCTATTTTCAAGGCAGACAATGCACCGGAATTAGTGCCGACAACAGCGATCTGTGCTTGAGTGGCTCCATTCACTTCGAGGTTGTAGCCGGGTGAGGAAGCGCCAATACCAACATTGCCAGCTTCATCAATGATCATCTTGTCAGAATTGTTGATCAAAAATCGCATGCCAGTGTAGGTGGCATGCTTGGACATCATAATATCGCCTCTACCGGTCGCAGCGGCGCCGTCGACATTGTAGAGAGAAATACGAGCGTCGTTGCCTGTAGATTCAACCTTCAATTGGCCATGATCATTGCTGTCGGCGCCTTTGATGTGCAGCGTTGTGTCAGGTACTGGTTCGCCTACGCCTACTTTACCTGTGTCGCCCTCGATGACCATTGCTGTGGGTGAGGCGTCTACGTCTCTGAAGATGTGTCTGTAGGCATCGTGATAGATGTAACTAGGAGACGTTGAAGTGCTGCCGTGAATGCCTACCTTCGCACCTGGGGTAGCACTCGTACCTCCAGCTACTGCGATGTGATTAGCAGTATTCCCACTGAATATATTTTTGCCTGAGACTTGAAGATCGTTCGCAATAACAACATTGCCACTGGCTCCGTCAAGCACCATCTTAACTACACTGCCGGTTCTAAAATCTATATCTTGACCTGTTTCTGAATTGATTATGGTTTTACCTGCTGAATTGTGTGACAGAGCATACCCAGTAATTGTATTTGCATCTATGTGACCAAAAGAAGCCCAGTCTGCTGCGCCGGTTTGTGCATAACCAACTTTAGCTCTACCTACAATAAGAGAAACATCTGTATCTGGGTAAATTTCAAGTTTCTCGGTAGGGGCCGTTTCCCCAATACCTACTTTACCATCCGATTTGAAGACTAGCCACTGTTCGGTTAAGGCTGCGTCAGTTGCATCCGTTTTTGCGCCGAATACCAAATCTCTGTTAATATCAGTGAACAATGCAGTTTGTGTGTCGCTTGGTATGTCGACATCAATACCGAAGAAGTGATTGTCATCTTCTTTGAGCAGAAATTGTGGATTTGTTCCTTGAACGTGCAAATCAACCAAAGGAGAGTTAGTACCTACACCAAATTTTCCACCGCCCATGCCGACGAAACTATGTCCCGTTTTGCCTGCAAGTTGAGCATGCACAGTGAGATTGCCGTCACCAGCAAGGACCTGTAATGCAGGTGAAGCGGTTGTGTTGGTGTTTCGGAAACACCGAATACTTGCGTAATTGGTACCGTCTGTAATGATCGGACTGAAATCAATTACAGCTCCACCCGTATTAGCTGTCTTCTGAATTGTGAACTGCGAATCCGAAACATCGTAAAGTTCTGTGTAACTTGAAACGTGGTTGGCGGAATCTCTGATCCTAATTTTAGCGGTGCCCCCCTCAACATCGAGTAGAGCATCGGGGCTGTTGGTGCCAATACCAACTCTACCTAGATGATCGATGTGCATCTGCTCAACCAACGTTGAGCGATCAGTCGTTGTATAGAAGCCAAGACCTCTATCATTGCCCGAATCAATCGTAGCGCGAATCGCTGCCATCGGAGATTCAGTTGTACTAAATAATGATTTGAATTGAATACCGACGTAATTCCCGTCCGTATTGGCATCGCTCTCCAATATGAAAAGATCTGCATTACCTGTTACTGTGCTATCAATGTGAACCTTAGCTTGTGGGTCAGTTCTTCCAATACCAACATCTCCGCCAGCTATAATTCTTGCTCTTTCCGCATTGGTTGTTTCAAAAGATATATAACCTGCGTCTGTTGATTCTAAAACAAGGCCTCCTGTTCCACGATGAGCCAAGAAACTGTCTGAGTTTACGCCAATTGCTCCTCTGCTTAAACTGAAACCAGCATTTCCGCTATCGTCACTATTGAAATTCATGTAAGTAACTCTGTTGCCTGCTCCACCTTTTCCTAGTTCAATTGCACAATTTTCACCTGATGTTGTAGAATGTATTGTAAGCACAGTGGCGCCTGCTGCGTTTATTTCAAGGGCGGTAGCTGGGGATGCAGCACCTATGCCAACTTCACCTGTTGGTTTGATTCTAACCCTTTCTGTATCGGTTGTAAAAAAGGCTAATGCGGCAGCATCCTGTGCAACAATGCCAAAATTTCCTGTACCACGATGTTTAATAAAGCTGTTTGTATTTGCGCCGCTGTTATCTCTAATAATTCTCAACCCATAATCTGTATAAGTAGAATCTCCTACAAGGTCTATTTGTGAAGCCCTGTTGCCTGTTCCACCGGTACCAACTTCTATGGCTGAGGTTCCGCCTGATGTTGTAGAATGTATTGTAAGTTCTGTAGCTGCTGCTGCATTTATTTCAACAGTAGTGTCTGGGTTATTTGTACCAATGCCAACCTGACCCTCTACCAAAAGTCCATTTGTCGGCGCAGTTGATGTACCAGAATAAGCCGCGCCAATTGCTACTGCTCCTTCGACATCCAATTTGTTTACTGGAGAGTTTACAGGGCCTATACCTACGTTTCCAGCATTAAGCGTTAACGTATTGGCCCAACCTGTATTTGGATCACTAACGTCGTACGATGAATTGGTCCATATTATAGCACCACCGGAAGCTGGAGCAAACGCAATTGCATTACTAATTCCTGTTGCGCCTATAACAACTTCGCATCGTAACTCAACTGATCTTGCTGGGTCCGATTCATTTATACCAAGTCTATTATCCGCATTATTCCAAAAAAGATTTGTTTCATCAGACAAAAACCCATCAGCACCATCACTAAATTGTATAGCACCGGAAATTCCACTTGAGGCATAGTCCGTAAAAGATGTCCATATATTATTTTTTCGTCCTTCAAAATCAGCGCCGGTCCATCTAATTGTTCCGTTTGCAGTGCCAGTAGCGGTACCAATTTTTATAGCACCACTGAGTTCTAATTTTTCTGTTGCCGATGTCTGTCCTATACCAACATTGCCCTCTATAATTAATCCATTTGCTGGGGCGGTGTTTAATCCGGCATAGGTTGTTCCTATTGCAAGAGCACCATTGATATCTATTCTATTTTGTGGAGATGCGGTTCCTAATCCAAGTTTTTTATTAGTATTATCCCAATATAAATTACTATCCCCGGAAAGAATGGATGTGTCTGTCCAAAATGTAACATATCCTGACGTACCGGAACCAGTAAGAACAGTGGCCGTACTGCTTATAAACGCCCATATTAGCCCAGTCCATATGTAAATAGAATCTTCATCACTTACCCAGACCGCAAATCCTTCTGTCGGCGTGAAAAAGTCCCACGAAATTCCATTCCACTCCGTTAAATCATCCTCGTGGCCTAACCATAATCCAGAAGCAACTGATGCAACAATATATCGATCACCAGTATTAGGAAAGACTGGTGGCGAAGTAAGGCCCTTATCAATCACCGGATCACGCCAAGATCGATTCACTACATTTAGATCTACATAATTTTTTGTTGCTAAGTGTGAGGATGCCGTTGGAGTTATACCAGATACAACGCCAGTAAAGGCCCTTGTACCATCAACGAGACTATATATTTGGTGAGTATCTTCAGTAAGATTATTTAATAACCCATGATCTATAGTATCGCCACCACCCACGGCATGTTGTGATGCATGAACAAATGCATCGAGCCCGAACGGTCGATGCTGTAATGAATGGAGCTCAATATGATGTTGGTCTTCATAAACTTCAATAAGATCTGGATGCCGTATTCTATCTTTTACTTCAAGTGGGAATAATTGAAGTTCGCCATCAGGGTAGTCCGCAACTTTTCTTACTGTGCCTATTTGCTGCGTAGAAAGATTATAATTAAATGCTGCCGGCTCTATAAATGTAATTTGCCCATTTTGCCCAACAAAAACATTATCATTAACAGTACGCCCCGATGTATCAAAAAACATAACTGGACCATTAATTTTAACAATATCTACTTCGCCATTTAAAATATCTTCCCTGATAGCCCCTACTGCCGGCATTTTGTGTTCATATCTGTTATCGGCTGGAGCAATAATAGGTGTCTGGTCTGTATTGTCAAAACCAGAAATATAAACAATCGTACCAGCAGCAAGAGTGACGCCGGTATTGTTGCGGGCTCTAATTATAGTGCTTTGGGCCATTCGGTTGTTAAAATGATATCTTTACATTTTCCTTATCTGGATTTATTTTTTCCTTGTTTTTTCTTTCTATTGTTATACCATTTTTTCTTTTTATTTGCAGGCTTGTCTTTCCAAGTTTCTTTTTTGTTTTCCCACTTTTTATCTATCCGTAGTTTACAATCTTTACATTCCGGCATATCCCTGTGAGATGGATCCAAAGGACATTCTCTATACTCCAATCCGTGCCACCACATTATTCCAATACCAAGAGGACAAAAAAATTGTTTCTCATTGACTTTTTGTTGTGGTTTTCGGCTTTGGGGCATGCTAACCTCCTGTTCCAATTACTACATATCTTGATTCGCTAAAAATTTTCTCAGCAACTTCTTGTACGTCTTCTAAAGAAACCTGCGCAATCTCTGCAATAAACTTAGACCCGACAGTGTATCCAAAAAACTCTTCCGAAATCGCCGTAGATGAGGACCCATAAGATGTATCCATGGTTCTATAAAACTGACTCTTAATTATATTTTTTGCTCGACTAAGTTCTTTTTTACTCGGGGCTTCATTCAATATTTTTTCTATTTCTTCGTCCACCGCTTCAATCAATAGTTTAGAATTTTTTGGTTCCGTTGAGGCATATATTTCGTATAGAGATCCATCCATATGATGCCCAAGATAAGATCCAACTCCATATACAAGTCCCAAGTCTTCTCTTATTTTCATCCATAAACGGGATGTATCTCCGCTTCCAAAAATAGATGTAAAAATTGTCGTCGCCGCTCTATGTTTTGTGGCCAAGCTTCTTATTTTTTGCCCGCCGAAACAAATTGCTATAGAATCTTGTAGCTGTCCTTTTTTGTGAACTTCGTGTGACCCAGGCGACCCATAGACTACATTTTTGGTTGGTCCAGAAAATAATAGTGTATTGTCCAAGTCACCAAAATATTTATCTACCAAATGCCTATGATCGCTGCTGGCCCCAAGAGTTATTAACATATGCTCAGGACTATAAAATTCTGCGTTAAAGTCAAGTAAGTTTTGTTTAGTTATGCTGCGGACACTTTCTGCTGTGCCGCAAATTGGATCAACCATAGAGTTATCAAACATAACTTCCATAAGCTTACAATCAACCAAATGATCAATTTGGTCATCATACATTCTGATTTCTTGACAAACTACCTCTTGTTCTTTGACCAATTCATCTTTCGGAAATGTAGAGTTTAAAATAATGTCAGATAAACAATCAAACGCTATTTCAAGATTTTCTTCAGGAATTGTCATATAATACGACACAAGGTTGTTTGAAGTCCAAGCATTCCAAGACCCACCTGCGTCAGCTGTTGTTCTTAAAAGGTCTTTAGCCGAACGTGTCTTAGTGGATTTAAACCTCATGTGCTCCATAAAATGGCTTTGACCTGTTGGATAATTAGTTTTATATTCTGCTCGCGATCCTGCACCAAATGTAATGGCCAGCGCAGATAATTTGCTCGGATGTTTCTTAAATCTATATCTCATTATAATTCCTTAAATTGCAACCACCAAATATACATAAAAATATTATTAGAAACGCCGCATTAAATAAAGAAATGACCTTGTTCAGGGCTCAAAGTAGCTCAATTTACTATTATTATTTAAATAATTAGTATTTTAAGAACCATTTCTTTATTTAATGCGGCTAAATTACCTACATCATTGGCATTTGTTGGGCATCTTGTTTGTTTTCCTCGGGATCATCTGCTATCATACACTCTGTTGTAAGAGCCAAACCAGCAATAGAGGCTGCATTTTGAAGAGCACACCTAACGACTTTTACTGGATCAATAACACCAGATTCAATCAAATTTTCAAATTGTTCCGTTTGTGCATTGAACCCGAATCCCAAATCATCACTTTTTAAAACACCAATACGAACCAAAGTTGGATCTCCTCCTGCATTTAAGACAATCCTCTTTAATGGTTCTTCGGCCGCTTTGAATACTATTTTGGTCCCGTGCTCAAATTCAGCAGGAACATCAATAGAATCAAATACTTGGGCGGCTCTTAAAATAGCAACGCCTCCGCCGGCCACTATTCCTTCTTGAACCGCAGCACGAGTGGCACTTAATGCATCTTCAACCCGATCCTTCTTTTCTTTCATCTCGGCTTCGGTATGTGCTCCGACAGAAATTACAGCAACCCCACCAACTAATTTGGCCAAGCGCTCTTCTTGCTTGTCTTTGTCCCAATCGCCAATCGCATTTTTAATTGCCGTACGAATTTCTGCAACACGATCCTCTACTGCACTTGGCTCTCCTTGTCCTTTTACAATCGTGCAACTATTTTTGGATGTTATTACTCTCTGTGCAGAACCCAACCAATTAATATCAAAATTTTCTAATTTCAAACCAACATCTTCGCTTATTAATGTGGCCCCAGTAAGCACAGCAAGATCACTTAACATCTCTTTACGCCTATCTCCAAATCCAGGGGCTTTAACTGCGCAAGATATAAAAGTTTTACGCAAATGATTAATGACCAGAGTAGGCAATGCATCACCACCACAATTTTCCGCGATTATTAATAACGGCCTATCATTAAACTCTTCGTGACACTTTTTAAGAATAGGAAGCATAACTTGAACATTTGTAATTGCTTTCTCACAAATCAAAATAATAGGTTCTTCAAGAATAGACTCCAATCTTTCATTGGTTGCAAATTGGGACGCAAGATAACCACGATCAAACTCATATCCGTTGACCACATTTAGTTCTGTATTAATACCCTTTCCTTCTTCTAATGATATAACGCCTTCGTTGCCAACTTTTTCCATAGCACTGGCAATCATATCCCCAATTTCCACATCACCATTCGAAGAAATCGTACCTATTTGTGCGATTTCTGTTTGTGAGGTGACGGGCTTGCTTATATTTTTAAGTTCAGTAACAATTTTGTCAACCGCAAAATCAATTCCTCGTTTAAGATCTGATGGGTTATATCCAGCAGACACCAATTTAGATCCCTCGGCAACAATGGCCTGTGCTAATACTGTAGCCGTAGTAGTTCCATCACCAGCAACATCGGCTGTTTTTTGTGCAACCTGTTTAAGCATTTGGGCGCCCATATTTTCAAATGGGTCC